TCAGCTGTTTCTAAGTTAGATGCACCGTAAGGAACCACCATATCTTCAGCAGGAACAAATAGTGATACTTGTCGTTCTAATGCTGGATCATAATAAACTTTCTTAAATGCATTACCTGCTAAGCCAAGTCCCCATAACATTCTTTCATGCTCGGGTCTGTACTCAGGCATCATGTCCATAAGCTGGTAGTTCATGTTTTCTTGAACACGAGCAGAAGCCTCTAAACAATCTTCAGTTTCTTTGCCAATAATAGATGTCTTTACCGGCCCTGCGGCGGGGAAAGTCTCCATCATAGTTTCAGCTTGGAATTTAACGAGTGCTTCGGAGAGTAGTGGGTGGTAGACAGCACATGCGCCTTCCCATGGTTCGCTTCTTTGTTCTATTTTAAGACCTAATAATTCTAGACCATCAACATAAGTTTCTAGCCAGTCTTTTCTTGAGTTAACGTCATTAGTAAAACCTTCAAGTAAATCTGAAGATAGCTCAGCCATATATCTATCATCTAAATCTTCAGCTAAGTTTTCGTTGAAAGTGTCGTCATCCATAGCATCGGGGTCAATGATAATCTCCATACCTCCGGCTTTAATAGTAACCTCTTCAGGGTCAACAATTTCAATCTCAATCTCTTGTTCTTCTATCGCTGCGTCGTTTATTCCAACCGGAGCTGCGTATAATCCTTTATCTATGTCTGCCATGTTATTTGCCTCTAACCTTATTCACAATTAAAGCCCAAAGAATTTTAGGATTTTGTAAATTTAATATAATTAAGTCCCAACCCACTCTAACGCTAAACCATACTTTCTTTAATATCTTTTTCATATTGAGTAAAACCTCTTTTGGTTAGGGCTTTTAAACATTTGAATGTCCTCTTCTTCATCAGAAGGAAGCCGTATAAATCCCCCCTGCCTAAATCGAGCAAGAGCTAATGTTGTTGCATCTACCAAGTCATCGTTTGCCCCGGCAGGAAAATCATTGCATTCTTCTATTACTTCATGTGCCCACCGTCTATCAGGTGCCCACACCACGCCTCCATTAAATAAGTCTGATACTGCATTTACCCTGCTTACCTTGTCTTGGCCTTTCCCTGGGGTGAATTCACCCACTGGAATACCCATTCTTCTAAACTCTTGGTAAAGAGCAGCACCGTTAGACTTTTTCTCTACAATAAAAGCATCGGGTTCCCAATCGCGATATTCCTCGATACAAAGTTGTTTTAACTCTGGAAACTCTAACCGTTTTTTTACTGCATTCAATAGTATTATATTATAGTTATTGACTTCTTCGTTAAAAAATACGCCCCAAGTTGTTAATGCGTTGTAATCGGCCCTGTTATTGGCTTCTTGGGCGGCATCTAAAGTCATAATAATAAATTCACATGCAGGTGGATCTTCTTCTTCCCATATATTCCACCATTCCCGCTTTATTAGTGCCCCTTCTTCGGATGTTGGATTCTGTAAATACTGGGCATTCCAGTATCTTATGTCCAATACGCTCCGTTTCTGCTGTAATTCCTCTAGTTCCCAGAACTCTGGCCATAATGCTCTTTCTTGACCTGCTTTATCCGTAAGTATAGCAGGGAATTCTACAATCTCCCAAGGATCTGCCTCATCATTTTTCACCATTTGATTCATTATTTGTCCGGTCAGGTCTAATTTAGACCACCTTGTCATAACAACAATGATAGCACCGCCAGGCATAAGACGCTGAATAGGGCCCGATTGAAACCACTCCCACGCGGGGAGAAATACGTCTGCGCGATTCTGTTTAGCGTCTTGTTCCGAGTGGGGATCATCAATAATAAATAAGTCAGCACCGCGACCTGCAAGAGCACCACCCACACCAATAGCAAAATATTCCCCATTATAATTAGTGCCCCAGCGAGAAGCCGATTTACTATCTGCCTGTAATTCCACATTTGGAAATATGTCCTTATAAAGATCTGAGCCCACTAAATTTCTTACGCGTCGACCAAAGTTAACTGCAAGGTCTGCCGTGTGAGAAGCCATAATAACTTTCTTGTGCGGGTATTTACCCAAGAACCAAGCCGGCGCTAAATAACTAATCATTTCACTTTTACCGTGTCGAGGTGCAATGTTTACTACTACCCGTTTCTTAATCCCATTAGCAATGTCTTGAAAGATTTCTGCTAAGTGTCGGTGATGTGCACCAATAATGTAGCCCGGATAGACGTGTTTAATAAAATCTAAGAACGATTCTACCCCTATCTCTTTCTTCATCTCTTTCTGATACTGCCGGAGTAATGCAAGGTTCTTGCGTTTCTCCTTGTCTGCCATGGTAGGCAACGCTTTTTCTAATAAACTTAAATCCTCTTGGCTAATCATTTATTTTAGACTCTAATACTTCGCCTTCAACAATCGTACCTTTCAGTTGTTCTATGGTCTCGAGCAGTTCTTTCTCTAGCTCATCTCCAGATTTAGTAATGTGTGTAATCTCGGTTTTCTTCTTGAACGCATCGACTCCATCAATCTCTCCTATTGCACGAAGGGCCGCTAGTTTATCTCTATCATTCTTGGCCATGGCTGCCAGCTGCACAAAGTTATTCACCACGAATAGTTTAAGATCCGCTAGTTCTTCTACAATCATACAATTGGTTTGTCCTACTAACCCGGCTAGGAACGCCATCGTCTCGTTGGGGTATTGCCCAAACTCCGGTTTAATCTTTTTGTTTGTCATCATTTCACGAGCGAGTTCTTTGGCTTGTTCTTGGTGTTCGTGGGAGGGCTCTATGTTTTCCCCGTTGATATCAGAAACCGTTTTAATCGTATTAGCCCGGATCTCTACTTCGCGCTCAGACGACATCTTAGGAACGGCTTGGCTTTTTGACGTAGGAATACTGATACCACTTTCTAGCTGCGGCATAATAACGGCGCTCTCAAACAAGTCGCTCTCGGAGGCAGGGGTCAAGGTTGGAATTTTGTGTTTACTCATGTGCTCGCTGTTACACCTTTCTTATTTGCAGCTGAAAAGTGAACTATACCTAACTAATTAAAGAAAAACAATGCCCAAGCAAAAGTAAAAATCCTATCCCTATATAAATGAGGTTATCCATTTGCGCAGTATACGTCCTTCAGCTAGGCCATGTGGTACTGAGAATCATTTCGCTTTTCCTAGCACTGGCGAGTATTCGGTATTTTTTTGCGAAATATTTTTTTGAATGGCCTTTAGTAAAGTAAGGGGGGCCTTCCTGCTAACATTCAGAAAACATTGGGTTATTTGAGTGTATTAGAATGTATAGGGGTATAGAAAAAATTTTTAAAAAAAGGGTGCATAGGGGTGGGGTGGGGTCATATCCTGACCTTTTGGGCGTCCTGTCGTCTATCTAGGTGAGGGGGACTTCCTCTCTAACTGGAGATACACAATGACTACAATACCAAAAAGCTTTGCAGGACTACATGTAGGAACTAAACCTGAATCAGTATCGAATAGATTTACAGGTGAGGCCGTAGAACTAGAACCCGTGGCAGTTGCAATGTACGATGCCATCATAGGGGCTGAATCCTTGGAGATGTATTCCATGATGCAAGATGGACTATCATGGTTCCGTAAGTATTATCCCTCAGAATTCATGGTACTTCTTGACTAACTAACTGGAGATACGAAATGACTACAGCAACAGGAAAAGATGCAGTTGTACTAGATAGACCAGACCAGATACAAATGTATAGGTTGGCAGTATTTAAGCAAGGCATCAAAGCTTTATTGATTGGCATGCAGATCAACAGGGGTTATACCTCGACTGTCTGCAGGAACTTTGTAACGGAACGTACAGGCGTCAAATACCCAGCAGGTAAGAAAGGGTTGCAGTTGGCCCTGGACGATCTTCAGGATCTTATAACTAACTACTAAGGGTTGGGCCCGAAAGGGCCCTTCAATAACTATGAAAGAAAAAGCATATCCAAAGTATGACAGCGTGAGAAGTGGTAACAAAGTAAGTTGGATCTATTACACATCCAAAGACAAAGCTTTAGAGGCATCGGAAGTTGCAAAGCATAATGCTGAGATCAAACTGGCTCAGGGTTATGATTTTGGATACCAAGCGCCAAGCAGTGTTGAAGAGGTAGATGGTAGATTCGAAGTATGTATTCCTTAAACAACCAAGGGTTGGGCCCGAAAGGGCCCTTCAATTATTATGGAACAGTTAAAAGAGAGTTATACAGTTTGGGTTGGACCAACAGAAGTAACTGATTATTTAGTTAGTAAAGAAGTAGCCGAACGAATAAAAGAAAATTGGATAGAAATGGGATATGACGATTGCATAATTGAGGAGATAGCATAATGAATAAAAAACAGTACAGTCAGAATGATCTAGAGAATGTTGCAGTATACGTAAGGAAGGAATGTAATGGAGCGGCGCTTATCTTAGGAACTATGGTAGCGCTCTTTTCATTAGCTAGCGGATTTGTTATCGGAGCATATGTTTAACAAACACCTCCAGTGGGATAGCTTGGGCTGTAATGGCCTGAGCTATTTTTTTATATATAGAGGGGACAGGTATCAAAGGGTAAAGCCTTTTAAAATAAATCCTGACCTTTTAACTTTTAAAACGTCTATCTAGTACCAACAACATGGAGCAATAAATTATGACAAAATTACTAAGTATCAACGCGGATGCAAAAACAATCAAAGGCGGGAAAATTGGATATATAACCGCCATTCAGTATTTAAGCCCTTATATGGACAGCGGGGTTAACACATGTCCGAACGCAAAAAATGCAAAATGTTATGAGCCCTGTTTAAAATCAGCGGGGCGCATGGGTATGTCATTCGATGCTAGATTAAACCGAACTAAACTATATCTTACGAATCCCGCGGAATACTTTAATGTGCTAGTAACTGAGATTACCGCCTTTATTAAAAAAGCGCAGCGCAAAGGGTTAACACCTTTGATCCGTCTTAATGGAACTTCAGATATTCGTTTTGAAAATTTGGGGTTTGTGTTTAGTGGTATTTATTACCGCAATATATTTGAGTACTTCCCAGATCTACAATTTTACGACTATACCAAGATCCCGAACCGAGAAAAAAGCATCAATGGAATTCAAAGCTTCCCAAAAAATTATGATCTTACTTTTAGTTATTCAGGGGCGGACGGCTTCCAAAAATTTAACGATCGAGCATTAAAAGAAGGAAAACGCGTTGCGGTGGTATTTGATAAGATCGAGAATATACCCGTAACATTTCACGGGCGCAAAGTGGTAAGCGGAGACGAAACCGACGTTAGACATCTAGACCCTAAAAATGTGATCGTTGCATTATATGCAAAAGGGCGGGCCCGAAAAGATCAAAGCGGTTTTGTAGTAAGGGGAGCTTAAGCTCCCTTTTTTTTATCCTAAGTGACAGGCATCAAAGGCAAAGGGGGACAGGTATCAAAGGGCAAAGCCTTTCGTGGACGAAAAAGATCTGTTCCGACTTTTGTTCCGACTTTCAAACACCATCGGAACGGCTGAAACCCTTATGCACCAAGGGATTCGGAAGATCTGTTCCGATTGTTCCGATGATTTTTAGGTAGGGGTAGGTTTTGAGAATTCTCAAGACCGAGAGACCCCCTCTCGCGATGTAAGTTTTAAAACCCTAGCTACCTATACCCTAAAACAGTCGGAACAATCGGAACGTCTATTATTTAAGCACTAATAATAACATAATAATAATATATATATATCTATATAATATAAGGGGTTCAGAGCTTTCGGAACGTAAGTTATCCACAACCTTCTGTGGATAAATCTGTGTAAGTTTACATAAGGAACAAGCCTAAAAGTCGGAACAGAAGCTGGAACGCCGGAAACCCTCACTACACAAGGCTTTCAAGCTATTTCCCACCTTTTTAGTCACTTTAAGCCACTTTTTGAGCCACTTTTAGAAACTATTAGTAAACTTTAATTTTACTAGTAAACTTTACTTTTGGAACAGGAACAGAGGTTACTTTACTAGTAAACTTTACTTTTGGAACAAGAACAGAGGTTACTTTACTAGTAAACTTTACTTTTGGAACAAGAACAGAG